GGACACATAATTAAAAGTAAAAGCAGTCCAACAATTTACACTTGTGCTTGTGAAGACATGCATGATGGAACATATGAAAGTTTTGAAACCACATTTGCATCAACTGCAATAGGCATTCAACAAATTAAAATTGTAAGAACTGTCACCAACAACATGATGACAATTACAATTACACAAAGTACAAATGAAGAACTAACAGAATACATTAACACTATACAAAACCAATAAACAATGCCAGCAAACACCACACCAATATTTGTCCTTCAAGGAAACACCAAACCAGCAAGAATTGCAGCAGCAAACACAGCATCTGATGGATCAGGAACATTAGTAACTTTAGTAACTGCAGGAGCATCTGGTGCTAGAGTAGATGGAGTAAGATTTAGAAATTCTCAAGTAACAGCAGGTATAACAGCTGCATTGGTACACAGAATATTTCTTTCTGACACTGCTGGAACCAATCATAGACTTATAGGAGAAGTAGCAACAGCAACAGCAACTCGATCAGTAACAGCAGTTGGAGCAACTTCAATTTTTACTTTTGATCAACCCATCATCATGTTAAGTGGCCAAATCATGTCTGTTACACAATCATCATATGCCACAATTGCAGATCAATTTGATGCTACACCATTTGCTGGAGACTATTAAACAATGGCAGTTAGAACAATAGCAGCTGGAGGAGGTAATTGGAATGCTACTGCAACGTGGATGGAAGGCATAGTGCCTGTACTTGGTGATAATGTATTTGCAGCTGTCACTTCAGGTCAATTAACTGTCAATGTTGCCTCTGAATGCACATCCATAGATTTTACAAACTACACCAACACATTAACTATGAATGCTACTTTAAGTGTTGGTGGTAATGTCACACTTGTTGCTGCAATGACAATTACTGGAGCCAGTATATTAAAATTAACAGCTACTGGTACACTTACATCAAATGGAAAAACATGGCCTAATGGTATGACTTGCACAGCAACTTCTCTAGCAATACATACACTAGTAGGTGATTGGACTATTGGAGGTACTCTAATTCTAGCCCTTGGATTTACAGGTGCAGGTATAAAGGATACTTTTAATGGAAATAATTTATACATAGGTGGAGGATTAACAGTTCAAAATAATGGTAACGCAGGAGTAGACGGAACTACTACTTTTATTTTAAATGGAACGGGAACTTGGAGTGCTGGAACAAGCAGCTATGTAACAAATAATTTAACATTTAACACTACAGGAACTATCACTATAAGTGGATTTGTTGATAAACGAGGTGGAACAATAACATATATTGCAGGCACAATGGTAATAGCTGAAGGAAGTAGGCTAACTCTCTCCATTACTGCTACTACCTTAAACACATCAGGTATGACATGGAGTCAGGTTAGATTTTATGGTGTAGGAATTACACATACTCTAACATCAGATCTTAATGTATTTACTTTGCTTCTTGGAAATTCAACCAATCAAACAACAATAAATGGAAGTACAATAAATGTTACTGGTAGTATACAAATGACAGGTGTAAGTGGAGGACATACTACAGGAACTACAAAAATCAAAATAACAGGAGGGTACATTACTAGTTCAGGAATGACCTTAAGATCTTCTCTTGAAATAGCAGGAGATGTAACAATAGTTAGTGGAAATACATTAACATACAACACAGGTACCTTAACATACACTTCTGGAAATGTTACAACTACAGGAAGCACTTTAGCATTAACATTAGCAACAACCCTAATAAACATAGATAAAATAGCATGGAATATAGTGACTGTAACTGCTGGCGTAACAGTAACCATGAATAAATTTTTTAGTGGAAGTCCAAAACAAAAATCAACAATACAATCTAGTGTAGCAGGTACAGCATATACAATTACTTTTCAAGACACTTTTGAAAAAATAGCAAAATTTGTAAAAACATCAGACTGTAGTTTAACAAGAAAAGGACAATTACTTGTGTTAACTCCTAATTCAGATAAAGGAGGCAACTCTGGCATTAGATACATAAACCAATCACCAAATGGTATAGCTAAAAATGCTCCATCAATTGTAAACACTATGACTAGTCCAGCATTAGGATTAGCTACAGATCCTTGTTTTATTTCACTTTAATAAATAAAATTACTAGTTTTTAAAAAAGCAGCATATTTATTAACAAATAACAGTTATGGAAAACAAACAGTTTAGCTCAGAAGAGCTTGATCAAATTAAAAAGATACAAGAAAAGTATAGTTTACTTGGAACACAACTAGTTCAATTAAAGTTAGCTCAAAAAGATACTGAAGTGTATGTTAGAACATTAGAAGAGCAAGAAAACTTACTTGAAACTCAAATTATAGAAACAAACCTTGAGGAAAAAAAGTTGGCATTAGAGCTTGATGGAAAATATGGACCTGGATCATTAGATTTAGAGTCTGGTTTATTTACACCAAAAGCACAGTAAGATTTAGTGTTTTGAGTTATGTTGTTATATTTATATTAGAATCAATAAAAACACAACATAAACAATGGCTGAAAAAATAGTTAGTGCAGGCGTTTTCACAAACGAAAAAGATTTATCTTTCCTTCCCGCAGGAATAGCAGCAATAGGAGCTGCTATCATAGGTCCAACTTTAAAAGGACCAGCATTTGTACCAACATCAATAACAAGCTTCAATGAATTCATTGACGCTTTTGGTGGTCTAAGCGAAGAAACATATGTACCATACGCTGTAAAAAGCTATTTGAATAGCGCTAGTACTGTCACAGTAATTCGCGTACTATCAGAAGGTGGATATGAAGCAAAGTCCATACATATAATTGCAACTTCAGGATCTGTTGCTAATTTAGTTGGTGTAATTATGCCAACTACAACCATAGGTGTATCTACTGGTGTAGATTATGCAACATCAAACTTTACTGCATCTGGCTTTGCTGGTGGATCAATAACTGGATCTTATGGATTTCAATTACTTGGAACATTAGTAACTGCTCAAAACTTAACTGGATCTGTAGATCCTCGAAGTGCAAACTCATTAGCAAATGTACTTGGTACATCAGTTAAGGGAGCTAAAAAAGGACACTTATACACATGGTTTAGTGATTTTTTGACTACAAAAGCAATTGCACCTGGATTAACAACCATTTCATTTGTATCGGCATCAGCCAACACACAAGTAAATTTATCTGGTTCTGCTGGTGCATACAGCAAAGCTTCAACAAAAGTAATACAATCACAAATCATTGGAAATGCTAATCTTGATCTTTTCACTGTGTTCACTCTTGCTGATGGAACAGATACAAACAAGGCATACAAAATTAACATTACAAACACAATATTACCAACATCACAATCATACGGCCAATTTCAATTAACCGTTCGTGATTATGCTGATACTGATCAAAGACCATCTGTACTTGAAACATACAATAATTTAACATTGGACCCAGATTCAGCAAATTACATTGCTCGAAGAATTGGAGATAAATCTTATAGTGTTAATGCAGCTGGAATAGTAAGTATTACTGGAGACTATAACAATGTATCAAAATACATTAGAGTTGGTATGGATGCAGCAGTAACAGCAAAGTCCATAACTATTATGGCTAAGCCTTTTGGATTTGGAGCTATGGTACAACCAGTATCATCATCATTCTTTTTTCCAGCAGCAGATTACGTTACTCAATTAACAGAGATAAACAATACATTTAATAAAAAAGCTTTTTACGGATGGGACTTTACCAAAGCAGATAATGAAAATTGGTTACAGCCATTAGCAAAAAATACAACAACCTCAGGTTCAGCTTTCAACCTTGATACATGCTTTGTACACCCAAGTGCATCAACAGCTAACGCAAATTCATCTATAGCTGCTGGTAGAAGCATATCTGGTTCCACCTTTGCTGGACTTGATATCAGTACATTCTTGAAATTCACAGTTCCCTTCCAAGGAGGATTTGATGGCATGGATCCAGCGATACCTAAAAATGTTGGATCAGCAATCACATCAGCAAACTTATTTGGTTTGAATTGTACTTCTGCAACTTCATTAGGATCAGTTGGGTACATTAAAGCACTTAACACCATAGCCAATTCAGATGAGTTTGACATTAATATGATTGTCACACCTGGAGTTACTATAGCAGATCACTCATCAATTGTAAATAAAGCCATTGAAGTAGCTGAAGATAGAGGAGACACTTTTGTAATTGTAGATCCAGTAATATATGGATCTTCAGTTTCAGCAGCAACTGCAGCAGTAGCTAATAGTGGTATCACTTCAAACTATGTTGGTACTTACTGGCCTTGGGTTAAAATCATAGACACAGATAAAAACAAACCAGTTTGGGTACCACCATCAGTTGTTGTACCTCGAGTAATGGCTTACAATGATTCTGTAGCCTATGAATGGTTTGCACCAGCTGGATTAAATCGTGGAGGAGTAAATGAAGCTGTAGACGTTGAATTAAAATTAACTCAAAACGATCGTAATGATCTTTATGAAAACAGAGTAAATCCAATTGCAACATTCCCAAATCAAGGAGTTTGTATCTGGGGTCAAAAGACACTACAACTTAAGCCATCTGCTTTAGATCGTATCAATGTAAGACGTTTACTAATCACCTTGAAAAAGTTTATTGCCAGCTCAAGTCGCTACTTGGTGTTTGAGAACAATACAACAACAACTCGTCAAAGATTCTTAAACATTGTTACTCCATACCTAGAGACCGTAAAAGCTCGTCAAGGACTATACGCTTTCAGAGTGATTATGGATGAAACAAACAATACACCAGATGTAATCGATAGAAACATCATGTATGGTCAAATATATTTGCAGCCAGCAAAATCAGCTGAATTCATTATATTAGATTTTAATATCTTACCTACTGGAGCATCTTTTGAAAACGCATAATACTTATATTAAATAAACAAAATAAAAAATGGCAAATCTAATAGAAAATAGTGAAATGTTTTACACACCTTTTGAACCAAAGGTGCAAAATAGATTCATAATGCAAATTGATGGTATTCCCTCATTTATATGTAAAAAAGTATCTCGTCCAACAATTGATTGTGGAGAAGTTCTACTTGAACATATAAACATTCAAAGAAAGCTAAAAGGAAAATGTAAATGGAGTGATATCACAGTCACACTTTATGATCCAATTGTACCATCTGGTGCTCAAGCAGTAATGGAGTGGGTTAGAACATCTCACGAATCAGTAACTGGAAGAGATGGATACTCTGACTTCTATAAAAAAGATATTGACATCTTTGTACTAGGACCAGTAGGTGATAAAGTAGAAAATTGGAAAATTCGTGGAGCTCATATTAAATCAGCAGCATTTGGTGATTTGGATTGGGGTACAGAAACACCAGTTGAAATAGCTCTTACCATCGCTATGAATTTTTGTGTATTAGAATACTAATCTATAATAGCAATTTTAAAATCCCATGAGTATAAAAGCTTATGGGATTTTTCTTTTTATATGAGTTTTTAGTTTGGGTACTATTTATATACAACAAACTAAAAGTTTTAAATAATGAGCAAAGTTGTAAACGACAATTACCCATCACACCGTCCATTAACAGACGAAGAAATCAAAGCTAAATTTATAGCAGAATCAGGAAACACAGGAGGAGTAGATACCTTCCAAAAACTAGATGTTCCAACTGAGATTATTGATTTGCCATCAAAAGGATTCTTTTATCCAGAAGGGCATCCACTAGCAAGTGGTAAAGTAGAAATGAAATACATGACTGCCAAGGAAGAAGATATACTATCTACTCCAGGACTAATTAAACAAGGCCTTGTAATTGATAAACTATTACAATCACTTATAGTAACTAAGTTTAATTATAATGATCTATTAACAGTAGATAAAAATGCAATCTTTATTGCAGCTCGTATCTTGGGATATGGTAAGGACTATGAAGTTGAAATTACTTGTCCAAAGTGTACTCAAAAATCCAAAACAGTAATTGATTTGCAAGAATTTGAAGAAAAAGAAATTAGTTGGGATAACTATCATAAAGGATATTCCTCACATAAATTCACTTTGCCAATAAGCAAAAAAGAATTAACACTTAAGTTTTTAACTCATGGTGATGAAAAGAAAATAGAAGAAGATGCAAAAGCAGCTAAAAAGCATAATAAGATTCTAGGAGTTGATGCAGAACTAACAACAAGACTTAAACAATGTATAACTGGAGTAGATGGAGCTGAAGACAGAGCAACAATCAATAAAACAGTTGATAGCATGTTAGCGAGAGATTCTTTAGCATTACGAACTCATTTAAAAAACAGTACTCCAGACATAGACACCACATTTACATTTACATGTAATCATTGTGATGAAGATCATGAAAAGATGGCAATGCCCATTGGGATCGGGTTTTTTTGGCCTGGGGTCTGAATATAGGCCCGTCCTGTATGATCAACTATTTGACTTAATGTATTATGGTAAAATGGGTTGGACTTGGACAGAATTGTATAACTTGCCAGTATGGGCAAGAAGATACTATTACCTTAAACTAGCAGATGTTAGGAAAAAGGAAAGTGAAGCTGAGAATGCTGCGTATAGCAAAGCAAAATCAGGTAAAAGATAACACAGAAAGGCCAGTTTAATTACTGGCTTTTCTTATACATAAACTATTTATAAGAAAAATAACAACTCATGAAAAAATCAGATATACATAAAATCATACAAGAAATTCATCAAGAGCTGTTAGATGAAGAAAAGATCAAAGAAGGATTTGTAGACTGGATGGGTGGTGTGGCTAGAAACATAACTTATGGCATCATTGATAGAAGAGCTGGCTACTTACAAAAAGCATTACAATATGATCCTAAACTACAAAGATTGGCAAAAGATTTAAAGATAAGTAGAGGTGATTTTGAAAGTCGCATAACATCTTTAATGGACAAAGATCCAGATTTTTTAAGAGCATTGGCTAATGCAAAATATAGACGCTAAAAGTTAATATTTAATGGCAGAGGATAAAATTGAATTACCAGACGATTTAGGAAGAGCATTTCAAAAAACTATGAAAGAAGCGGGGCTTAAGGATGTCCCAGCCTTGACAAGAGCACTAGGTAGCGCTGTAGATCAAACAAGTATGTTTAACGAGGTTCTTATAAAGGTGGTGGAGAATATGAAGCACACAGATAAGTATACTCAGAAATCAATAGTTGATCTTACCAAAGTAAATCAAATACTTGGTATTAAATTGAAAATGAGTATCAATGAAGTACGTGCAAGTAATGAAATTATAAACCTTGCAAAAACCAACTATGAAATTAATAAAGATCTAGATAGCATACTTGAAAGTGAACTTCAAGCCAGACGAGAGATGGTTTTAATCCAAACTATGTTGAAAACTGGCTTAGAAGGAGAATATGCTACAATGGCAGCCACTTTACTACTTCAAGGTAATTCTGTTGAATTAGAAAAGGCTCAATTAAGTAAATTAGCTGAAAAAGAAAAGTTACTCAGCGAAGAAAGAGATCTGAGGAAAGAGATGAGTTCCATGGCAATGGAATCAGAATCCGATAAATTACATTTCAAGTTTCTAGGTGAAAAAATAAACCAAAAAAAATACGAAATATCATTAAAACAAAAAGAAGTAGATCTTTCGGCCAAAGCAATTACTGATGGAAAAACTGCATATGCAGGCCAGATTGCAATGCTAAAAAACAGACAAGAGCAAAACAAAGTCATTGTAAAGCAAAATGAATTAATTAAAGCAACAGCAGACGCAACACTCAGGTTAAAAGAAGAATCAGAGGCTTATAAAAAAGCAGCTATGGGTCACATAGCTACATTTCAAGCATTATTAAAACAACCACAATTAATAGCTGGTATGGCAATTGCAGCAGTTGGGAAAATGGGAGATGCTTTTAGTGAAACATACAAGAGTATGAAAGAAGAGGGGTTGTCAAGTGGTCAAGCATTCACAGCAACAATGCATAGCTATGGAACCTCTATCATGTCATTAGGCACAGTAAGTGCAAAAAGTGTTCAAGAAGCCTCAAAAGCCATACAGGAAACTGGTGGCACTTTACATGATGCTGAAGAGGCAGCTGAAGGAGCAGCTAAAATGGCAAGAGATTTTGGTGGATCAGCAGCAAATGCTGGAAAAGCCATTGGCAATTTAAGCAAACTTCCAGGTATGACAAAACAAGCTGCTGAAAACGCAGCTTTGTTTGGTGCTCATTTAGCTGTAGCAGCTAATGTACCAGCTGATACTGTAACCAAAGCAATTGCAAATAACATGGATGCAGCTGCAATGGCAGGTCCAAAAATGCAAAAAAGCTTTGCATTGGCAGCCATAAATGCAGAAAAGATAGGTGTAGAGTTTAGTGTCATTACTGGTACGCAAAAATCCCTACTTAATTTTGAAGACAGTATTAACAAGCAAATGGAAGCATCTGTTTTATTGGGTAGAGAAATTAATTTAGATAAGGCACGAGAACTAGCACTTGCTGGTGATTTAGAGGGAATGCAAAGAGAAATATTAAAGGTGGTTGGATCAGAGGCTGAATTTAATAAAATGAATGTTTTGCAAAAAGAAGCTTTGGCTGCTTCTATGGGAGTGTCTGTTGGTGACATGGCTAAAATGGTAAAGGGTCAAGGAGAATTAACAGAATTAGGAAAAGAAGGATTAGCTGCAAATGCAGAAAATGCATCATGGTATGAAGTAGCTGGTAATTTTTTAATGGAAAATGCTGGCGCAGCGATAAATTTTGCTGCAACAGTAGCAGCAGGAATAGTTCAGCTGATGACGCTAAATGCAACAAAAGCACTTACAACTACGCTCACCGGTGCCAATACAACAGCCACTATTGCGGGAACAGCAGCTACTACTGTAAATACAGGAGTTGTTGGTGCCAATACTGTTGCAGTTGGTACTGCAGGAACTACTGCATCAACAGCAGCTATAGGAATGTTAGCATTTGCAGCTGCAGCTATAGCGACTGGAGTAGCAGTATACCTAGTATTCACAGGTCTAACAGGCTTGGCAGAAGCAATGAAAGGTATGTCAGGTGAAGCGTTAATTGCTTTAGTAGCAGTAGTAGTGGCCGTTGGATTTGGAATGTATTTTATGTCTGGAGCTATTACTGCAGTATCAGCGGCATCAGTGGCAGGAGCAGTTGGCATGGGAATATTTGCACTTGTACTGCTATCAGTTGGTGCATCAGTTTTAATGATAGGTGCTGGTATAGCCTTAGCCACTAATGGAATGACTGGACTCGTCACAGCCATGGGCAAAAGCAAAGATATGGTTGCACCGTTTATAGCATTAGCAGCAGTACTAGTACCACTAGTTATGGGTTTATATGCTATGGCTGGTGCAACAACGGTACTAAGTGCAGCCGCGGTTCCCTTAATGCCTTTTTTATTAGGCTTATTAGCAGTAGCAGCAGTAGTACCAATGTTATCAAATATGTTTGGATCAGTAGGTGAAGCAAAAGATAAAAATGATGAAAGCAAAGAGGATCCAATTGGGCCAGTACTAAAAGACATTAAAACTGCATTAACTAAAATGAATACATATTTAGCTGCACCAATGGAAGTACGTATGGATTCTACTAAGGTAGGCGAAGCATTAAAAAAGGGACTCGCGAGGTAAAAATATGGGAAAGCTATTTAAAACTATAAGTTTAGAGGAACGCTTAAAAGAAAGTGTACACAACACACTTCCCAATCTTCCAAAAGGATCAGATCAAGGTGTGACCCAATTACAAGCAAAAAAAATAATTGCTAAACCTAAAATAAGTTCACTTAAAATTACACCACC